ACCCAGTCTTGCGTAACCCAGTTTTTTAACTGTCCCATTATCTTAGTCTATTACTTAACACAATACCTTGGCCTCTTATAGATATAGGACCACCACCTGCTTTTTTTGTTCTTTCACCTTTAGATCCTTTTGCATAGTTTGGATCTTTGCAATATTTAGATGCGGCCATATTTGCATACGCAGAAGGGTATGTATCAAAAGTGCGTTTTGCCCAAGCTTTTCCTTTTGGACATATTTTTCCACCACTTTTTGGTTTAGTCATTTAACAATCCCAATCTTTTCTAGCCCAATAGTTAGCACTACACCTATCCGTAGTACCACCCATTCCGCCACTTCTAGCGCAATAAGATTTTTTTCGTGACTTGGTGCCTTTGTGCATTCCAAGTTTAGCATCACCAAAAGTTATACGTTTCACACTAGAACTTTCACTACTACAACCTTTAACAAAAACTTCTTTACGTTTTTTACCGTACCCAGGGCTACCTTTTGAAATAGCCCTTGGTCGGTTAAGTGTTACTGTTCTACCTTGATATTCAGCCATTTTTAAGCATAAAAAGCTGTCATAGTACCAAAGGTGCTTTGCGTGTATTGAATATAAATACCGCTAGTAAAAAGCAAACCGTTATCTGGAATAGTAATGTCTCTAGTGGTTGTTGCAGAAGCAACAGATCCAAGCTTAAACAAACTGGTCCCTGTTGGAGACGTTGTTAAAAAATCAACATTACCAGCAGTTCCAGAACACACTAAGTTCAAGCCTTGTAATCTAGATCTTCCTGCAAAAATAACATCAGCAGCAGAATTGTTAATTCCTGCTGAAACGTTACCTGCTGGATTGCCAACTGCTGTAATACTAGCAATTGTTTTAAAGTATTTGCTTCCGGTAGCTGTACCAGCATTTGCACCTGTAATAGTTTCTGATTGAGAGTCGCTATTAACGTCTGTACCAACTACTGTAAATGATTTACTAGAATCATCTCCAGCAGAAAGTATAGTAACTATTCTTCCTGAATCAAAAGTACAAGAACCACCAGAAGCCAACGCACCACCTATAGTAAGTGCTGCGTTATTTCCTACGGCTGCTGCTGTTGATATTCCATCAGCGTCTAAGGCTTGAGTGTCCGCGGTAATAAAAGTACCTTGAACATCTGAGCCTGTCATACGACCTGCCATAATTTACTCCTATTCGTTAATTGTTCTGCTTATGCACTCATAATGTACGTGTAAAGCTTCAGCAGCTCCAGCACCAGCCTCAATACCTATATAAGGAATTAAATCTACATCATTAGTTAAAGCAGCAGTTTTAGTTACAGCAGTATCTGGTTGTAAAGCTGTAGCTGTTGTACCACCAGTAGATCCTGCCGTAGTTGCAACATTATATTGAATACCATTAACAAAAATTGTTGCCTGTCTACTTGAATCAATTTCTATTTTAAGATGATAAATAGTATCAGCCGCTACGGTAATTGGTAACGCAGTAATGTAATCAGTACCACCTATTGCATAAATAAAATGCCAAACGGTAAAGTCTGTAAATGCTTCTGAGTTAGTAGCATCAGTTTGGAATTTAAAATAAGCTTGGTCAGCATCAGTTGCCACTAACTGATCGTTAGTAAGCTTTAAACCTGCCCACACTTTTTGGTTATCAATAGCTGGTAAACTAATTGAGCATTCCCAAGATACTGAATTTTCAGTACCCCACAAAGTATCTGACCAGGCTACAGGGTTAGCTAAGTTTGGCAACACAATTGCTTGGTCTTGATCAGCACCAGCGGTTGTCATAACAATACCTGCGCTTGTTGCGTTTCTTGTTACTAAAGCAGATGTCATGTTTGTCCCTAGTATTTCAAAGTTTGAGTTAGCGCCGCTAACTAAATTTTGTGATTTAGGGAAAACTTTAACCGTTAAAGTACCAGAACCTAAGTCAATAGCACCACCGGTAAAGTTACCTACAACAACTGTTACAGTATTTGCTGCTGTAACTGACGCTGTAATTGTTAAATCAGTAACATCAATACTCATAGAAGCAAGAACAAAATCACCTAAGGCAGCGCCTGTTACAGTAATTTCTTCTGTTTCTTCATTACCATCTGCAATAGAACCAAAATCTTTTGTTTCAGATCCTATTAAGAAAGTTTGTAGTTTTGGTAGTAATTCCCACCATTCTTTTAAATAGTATCTACGCGAGTCCATAACTCCATCTGATACGGTTCTATTTGATACTAATCCAGACGTTGAGTCTTTACTGACTAGATCAAAATTATTTTCGGACCTAACCGGTCCACTAAATGTTGAATTTGCCATAATTTCCTCCCAAGGAAATAAGTTCTATTATCTTGGCTTGTCTGCTAGGTCAGTTAATAGAACAAGTTAATAATTCCTAGACTTTTGATTGTATAACAGATAATAAAAAAAACAAAATAAAAAAAAGGGGGCCATAAGACCCCCAATAATTGTAGTTGAGTAATAAACGCTACAATCAATCGTTCATTAAGCTCCTTGAGAACCGTAAACGGCTCTGAAGTTAGAATATCCAAATGAATATCTTTCTCTAGCTTTGTATCTCATGTTTCCAGTATCGAAATCACCTTCTAATGCAGTTTGCATTGGAGATCTTTCAAAATACTTAAATCCATCAGGACAGTCTGTTTTCAAGAAGAAAGCATCTGTATCTGTTAGATAATGATTTACAACATAGCCATCAGGAATCATTCCCTGATTTCTAATAGAGTTAATGTCATTGTCAGATGTTCCTACTCTCCCTGGGGTTTGTAAGAGTCTGTCAGCAACAAACTGCAACTGAGGTGGAACAATTAATTTCATTCCTCTTAGTGCAATATTAAGACCTCTATCATCAGTAAATGTAGAGATATTAATTAATGCATCTTCAAGAGAAGTTTCATTAAGATCCGCCATAGTTGTAGCTCTATTTGCTAAAGAACCACCTCCGCCTAGCGGGTGATCTGTAGCGATTAATACTTTGCCATCACCGCCTGTTGTAGAGAACGCATTGTTCAATACAGACGCAGCTTTGATTTGCTTTGTATTAGCCATAGATCTAGCTAGTGCTTTAGTGTATCTAGCACCTAGACGATCATACAGATTATCTTCAACAGCTTCTTCTGTAAGTGCGAATGCTAAAGCAACCGTCTCGTGAGTATAACGAGAAGTATAACCTTCGTTAGCATTGTCAAATCTGACTCCACTACCTTCTGATTTTACTTCAGCATTACCGAACCCAACGATTAAAGTTTCTTCTTCAAACGCTCTATCAGAACTCTCTGTATCAAAGATTTCTGCATGCTCTGCTTCATATCTAGCATATTCCATGCCGAACAAGGCGTTTAAGCCTGGCTCTAATTCTTTCGCTAATTGCGACCTATTTATTGCCATGATTAAACTCCTGTAGGATCAACATAGAAATGCTCATTAAACTTAACTATAACATTCACGTTAGCTGAACCTGTAGTGCTGTTATCTGGATCAGAGGAAAAGCCCATGATTCTGAAAGTCGCAGTTGTTGCGGCTGTTGTTCCAGATAGTTCCATAGCTGACATACCAGTTTTGGTAGAGCCAGCGGTATAAGAAATATCTGCATTCAAGCCTACATCAGTCTGCGCTGGAGAACCGGCACTCTGAATTTCAAATACAGCATTAGGGTCATCTTCTACGAATGCTACAATATCAGTCGATACAGTTCCGTCAGGAAAATGAGAACTAAAAACAACGTCTCCGCTGCTATTAGTAAACTTACATCCTCTAAAAATACCTAGCGGTTCATCACCTGCACCTGCTACTAAAATAGTACCAGTATTGAGCATTTTTACTATATCGCCTGAAAAAATATTCCCTGAAGCACCTGAAGCAATTTCATATTCTGTTGTTCCGCCATTGGCGACACCAGAACCTAATTTGCCTACAAGTCTTGCTCCAAATGGGGCATTTTTGTTAGCCATAATAAGTTACCTATATTATTTAAAATTAATAAAATTGATGATCAACTACGTTGACCACCTCCAAAAGTTACTTTGCTTGACCTCTCCGGATTCAAGATTGGAGAGTTTGGATCTGATTCCCTTAAAAGATCATTGTCTACAGCATCTTGCTGAGTAAGCGCACGACCTTCAAAGTAGGAGTTTCTTTCTTCGCGCGTTTCATTAGGAATCTTCGCCAGCAGCAAACCGCCAACTGAAACTACTCCTGCATGTTTACCGTCATCTAAAGTAGGAAGTTCAAATCCATCTAACTCTTCGGCCCTGACAAGATCGAAACCCTCTCTCATCCTAGAAGTTACATTTTTTCTGTCTTCGCTACCTGCGAGTTCAGCTCTGATCCACCTGTAAGTATAACCTTCAGGTGCAGGAGGAGTATCCAACATTGATGGTGGACTCCATGGTTTGCGAGCAACTTTTTTGGCTCGTGTGTCGGCAGAACGCGAGGTTCTGTTTAAATCTTTATTTTCTTCTGTCATAGTTTTACCTTTTAACGTATTTAGCGTACTCACCTAAGGGTACGTTTAATCTTTTAGCCATTTGAACTTCAGATGGTGACAATTTAACTTGTCTTTTATTTGAGCTAGTATTACCAGCTACTCTACCTGCTGAAGCCACCTTTTGTTGAGGCTTAGATTTAACAGAAGATTCATCAAACTTCTGCGGGAATTCTTCACGAATTCTCTTATCAACCTCACTATAGTACTCTTCCGAACCAAGGTCAAACCCTTCACTTTCTAATTGTTTGTTGATTGCCATAGCACCCATAGTCATTACTTCATCCTGACCGAACCATTCATTGTTATCAACCCACTCTTTATCTCTTCCAACTAACTCCGGAACAACAGCTTGTTGTGTTTGATTTTGAAGGGATTGGTTAGGATAGTAATTTTGATAATCAGTTTGCAACTCTTCTTGTTGTTCAATAAGACCCTTAGATTCAGATACTTTATTCTCTTCTACGGCTATTTTTGCAAGAACATCTTGAGCTTTAGCAACCCTGTCATAATCTGCAACCTCATGTGCATTTTTCAAAGCGGCTAGTGCTTGAGTCTTTTGTGATTTAAGTCTGCTTTCTGCTTCGTTCAAATATGATTTATCTAAACTTGAAGATCTAGTTTTTAA